TGTCCATAGTCTTTCCGCATGTAGCGTCCTAGAATGTTACTATTATAATATAAAGGTCTTCCATCGTCAAGAGACTCACTTAAGACATTATTTAAAAACAACTGTTTTGTCTCTTCAAAATTAACCAAACCTTTTGTTTTGTGTAAACTTAATATCTCCCTCTTAAAATTTAACTTACCAAATTGTTTTATATCTTCTTTTAGTTCTGGGCAACTACCGTAATATTTTTTCCAATCACTTTCGGACGTAACTCTTCTCTTCGACCCTGTTCTTGGTTTTCTTTTTTGCCAAAAATATTTTCTTCCTATGTATCTTCTTCCTGTTTGTTTACCAGTAATTAGATAAACGAACCCATAGTAATCACCGATTAGATCACTGTCAAAAATTTTATCATCATAAGTCCAAGGATTTTCATACTGACTCATACTTTTTTGTAATAGCAACTAAAGTATCTAGCGGAATCCACGCAGGGTCTTCAGTTTCTATTTGCACTTGCACCTCAGTAAAGGTTTTTTGATAAAATCTACAGTAACTTTGACGAGTATTTTTGACAAAGTTAAATGGATTCCTCAGATTGTTCATCATTATTAAGTTTATTTATATCTTGATCGTAACTATCAGCAGCATCTTTGATAGCATCCTTATATAATTCAATATCATCTTCAGGATTTAATCTATCTAAAAAGTCCTCATCTGGTGTAAAGATAACAGGTCCTTCTTTGATTCTTTCTTTTAGTTCATCAAGTAGATCTTTATCATCCATAGTATCATGCGTTATAGTTTGAAACCACTAAATGTGTCCTTTTTCACATCTTGTTTGATTCCTCCCACTATATATGACTCTACCTCTGTCTCCTGTGGTGCAACTTGCAGACCCTTTGATGATATCCAATGTTGTGTCCAAGGTAATGGATTATTTCTTGCAGATATATCATATACAGGTTTCAGTCCAATTGACTTCATTCTCTTATTCGCAATCCACTCAACATACTGATGAAGTAGTTTATCATTCAAACCAATCATACTACCATCTTTAAATAGATATTCTGCCCATACCTTTTCTTCATTCACACAACGATCAAACATCTCATAAGTCCACTGTTCTTCTTCCTTTACAATCTCCTTCATCTCAGGATCATCACCCTTTCTCCAATTGTTTATTATATTTTGGGTGATTGCAAGGTGTTGGTTCTCGTCTCTGGCAATGAGGGAGATAATTTTTGCTGATCCCTCCATGAGTTTGAGTTCTCCGAAAGCAAAGCTACAAGCAAAGCTAACGTAAAAACGAATTCCCTCCAGTATGTTAACATTTGCGACTGCCCTGTATAAATGTCTTTTTAAATCTTTACGTGTCCAGACTGATGATGGTGATGCTTTCCAGTCTTCTTTCCACATATTGCCTTGACCCCATTCCTGTGCGTAGTTGATGAATGTATCATATGATTCTGTCACACTCGCAGCACGTTCTAGGATACGATTATCGGATAATATCTTGTCAAATACTTCTGATGGATCTGGATAGACATTCTTAATCACATAAGTGTAAGAACGTGAGTGTATCATCTCCATGAATGACCACACTTCCATACATGCTTCCAACTCAGGTAGAGAACAATATGGTAGGAATGCCATACCTGGTGCACGACCCTGCACAGAATCAAGCATAATCTGATACTTAAGATTCGAAGTATAGATGTGTTTTTGCTCTGGACGTAATGATTGATAGTCACCACGATCTTTCTGTAAAGATACCTCTTCTGGTCTCCAGAAATATCCCAACTGCTGTTTAGTTAAGTTCTCAAATTGATTATATTTAAAATTATCATATCTCTGAACACCTAAAGGTTTACCAAAAAACATGGGTTGTTTCTTAGTATCTACCTCTTCAGTATTGAATACTGTCATACCTTTAACTTGTGGCATAGTACTCCTATCTGTTGATGAGATTTTAAATTTTGCAGGATTCACACTCTTCCTCCGATGTGTCTAAAATTTCGGACACCAAACAGTCAAGTGAAGTAGACTCTTCCTCTACCTCATCTGTTTTAATGTCATATGTGTTCTGATAATAACTCGTCTTCCAACCATACTTATATGTAGTCAACCAATCTTGTGCCATTACTGAAACTGGAACTTCATTGTCGGGATAATGTTCTGGATTGTAACTCCAGTTACCACTGATTGCCTGATCAAAGAATTTTTGCATCACGGAAACAATATTTATATAACC